GCCCTTAAAAAGAGATGGGAATGGTTTGTTTGTATCTCGGCATATGTATGTGAATAAGACATTTGATGCCAATCCGTATTCCTGTATAAGCTCCGGTATGTCCCAGCCTAAGTCTGGATAACTTGTGTGGCAGTATAGGTAATATTTTTTATCTTCAGAGGCGTCTAAGAATTTTTTGAATGCCGCAAACAAATCTGGATATAGCTTCCTTCTTTGGTTTCGCATAACTGTTCCGATGACTTTGTACTCTGGATCAATTCCGTGATCTTCCTTATGCTTTCTTTTGTTCTCTACTGGTTGGTAAGCGGGGTGTGCTGAAGGTGGTGCGCTACCAAGGTGGTTGATTTTACCACCGCTCTGATCTCTAAGTATTTCTCCAGCCCAATCTGAATATGTAAAGCAAGCATCTGCTGACTGGTAGGTTGAAATCCACTGCCTAGCTTGAGGTCTAGCGTCAACAGTTGGCATTAAAGCCCACTTAAAGTAGTTTCTGTAGGGAGACCTTTCTATAAAATCTACCATCCAAAAGTCTCTAATATCACACACTATATCTGGGAAAAAGTCCAAACAGACGTGTTCAAATATGCCTTCGCCAAACTGGTTGGTCGGGTTGGAATTGAAATGATCCAGCTCTTCTTTAGTCGCTTTAGGTTCATTGTCTTGATTAGGCATCACGCCATAATACTTCCAAGGCAAAGATAGGCCTCTAGGATCATTTCTTTCTCCGTAGGCAGATAACTCCGCTAGCTCATACTTTCCGGTGGAGTTCAAATAGTTCAGCGTCTCCCTCACGTAGGTGGCGTATCCAGTGTTTAGAAACGTGGCTTCACCACAAAAAAGAATTCTTTTCTTACGCATTATACTCACTTTCCGATAATTTATCTGAGTCTACAGTTGCAAAGTCAAACTCGTTAACTCTGAAGACAATATCCTTGTTATCTTTCGACACGTTGCGAGCTGACGCAAGTATAGAAATCTTAGAGCCTTTTTTGGCAAATCTAGCTATGGTTTCTGCTCCGGTATGCCAAGCCTCAAATTTAAGGAATGAGGGTATCCTGCTCTTCTCACCAGTGCTTTTAGCTCTTCTGTATGCATATGTGACGAGTGTAAAGTTTATAACACTTACCCCGTTGACCTTACGCATCACTGGGTCATCTGCTAGAAACCCAGTAAATGAACAAACATTCATGTAAACTCCTATCCGCTTTTTCTAACATCCTATTATATCAGGCGTTACAAAGAAAAGCACATTAAATTTCATATATTTTATTAACTATAAAAGAGTCGTCTTTTTCAGAGACAGACCCACAAAAAATCAGGTTGTTGCCTTCGTACAAAACATATTGATACTTATCTCTCGTCTTTGGGAAAACAACAACACTATCTAAAGAACAAGTTTCATCCTCTATGGTTAAGAATGACATGTACTTACCTTTAGACTCTCCCTTCTTAACCTTGTAATTAGAAACTCTATTAACATTTCCAGCAACACACAAGCCCTTACCCTTCTTGCCGTCAATTATCTCTTTACAAGTAGTGTTTGCGCTTGATGTGTCAGAAGCCTCAATCTTAGACAAAGATACCGGACACCCCAAAAACTTTACTTCTTGAGCTATTACCCAGCTAGGATCATCGTCCATTTCATATGGAGGGTTTTCTAAGAAGTGTATCTCGTTTTGTACCGCTTGACTTCTGTCTGCCCTACTAGTTCCGCCGCCATTCTTTTTTGTTGGTGCTAAATCTACAAAGCAGTCTTTCAAAGATTTCCACTTTCTCTTTGGGTAATTTTCTATAACCCAGTTTGTCTCTCCTTTAGATAGGCCTCTGAATATTTCATATTCGTATAGGGCTCTATTCCTAGTTATGGTACCGTCGAAGCCTCTAAAAAATCCAACTGAGGCTAATGCTTTAAAGGCTGTGGACGATATTTTTTGGGAAAGGCCTAGAAGTATTTCCATCCAGCACATCTCTGAAATCGGCTTAGGGTGACTATCTTTAAGCTCCTTTATTGCAGAAATAACTTTGTCTCCAGTCTTGCCGGTAAGTGACTTTATGTCCTTTACGCCAAACATAATTCCATTTTCATGCTCATGAAACTTTGCGTAGTGGGTTTTTATGCTTGGTGTCCTAAGCTCTAAGTCAAAAAGTTTTGCCTCTGAAACCAATTCGTATATTTCTTGGTGCGGATCTTGCTTATCTACTGCGTGATAAAAATACGCCAGAAAGAATTCTTTGACATGGTTTGCTTTGTACCAAGCACTTGCGTAGGAATTCATTGCATATGCTACTGAATGAGATTTGTTAAACGCATATCTACTTGACTTTTCAATCCAACTAAATATCTCTTCAGCCTCTTCTTTTGTAACAATAGCCTCTTTCTCTGCGCCCTCAATGAAAGATTTTTTAACCTTGGCCATGAGGCTAGCTTTCTTTTTACCAATCGCTTTTCTCAGTATGTCAGCTTCTTGTAAATTAAAACCGGCTATCTTCTGCGCAATCATCATTGACTGTTCTTGATATACTAAAACCCCATAAGTATTACCTAGTATACTCTCTAGAGACTCATGCAAATATTCAACCTCGTCAAGACCATGCTTCCTATCGACATAGTGCTGTGTCATTGACTTTCCATTGCTAATCGCTTTCAAGCAGCCCGGCCTGATCAAAGCAATAAGTGCGGAAAGTTCCTCCATATTAGAGGGAGAAACCTTCTTAGACCAAGATCTTCCTAGATTGCTTTCTAGCTGAAATACCCCTTTTGTCTTCCCCTCTTTGAAGAGATCCCAAGTTTTATCGCAGTTATAGTCAATAGGCTTAGACATATAGGTCTCCGTTTGCAAATGCCTTTTCGATCTTTAGATTTTGGTAGACTGCTCTATGTGTTTTCATGAACTTAATCATGATGTTTGCCGTGTCCTTAACGTCCTGTAGGGCATCATGCGCGTTTTCTTTACTTAAACCCATTCTCTCTCTCATTGAATCCATGCTTATCGACCTCACGTCTGGGTCTGCTTCAGTCCACATAAATACATTGTCCATGACGTCTATCTTATATATCATATGAAATAGTTTCTGCCTGTTTGTTTTAGGGTCATATTGACCGAACTCCTTGCAAAGACGGTTGACAATAATCATATCAAACCCTATAATATTGAAACCTGCTGGAATTGGAGCGAAATACTGCGTCCCCTTCCAATTATACTTATCTACAAAGTTAGCAAATTTTTTCCAGACAGTTTTTAGATGAGGAGCTTTTGCCAGATTCTCTCTAGTCTTCCCTGTTATCTTCAAGGCCTCATCTTCGATTGGGTCTAGACCAGCAGCGATAGCTTTTTCATCATCGAGTATTGGGCGTATCTCGCTGTTAAATGTACCCTTCGGTTTCAGGCTTCTGCCATCTAGCGCTATAGCCGCAATCTGTGTAGGCTGGGTCTTGTGCGGGTTTCTGCTACCAGTTTCAAAGTCAAATACAATAATATCTCGGTTAGCCATTAATAAGTTCCTTAATTTTCATTATCTTGTCAAGTAGGTTAATTCCTAATATGTCAAATTTAACGTGACCAAGCGCTTCTAGGTCAGCCATTTCTAAACCAGCTATCTTTTCTTCAGATGACTTTTGGTTTACCATTGGGCAAACATGTTTTAATTCATTTGCGGATATGACAACCCCAGCAGCGTGCTTGCCTTGGTTTCTGAACGTTCCTTCTATTCTTATAGCTTGGTCAAACTGATCTGCATAGTCGCCCTCTAGGTAGCCAGAATCATTTATATAACAAAAATCTCTTAGCTCCTCTGGGTTGTTTATAAGAGCCCATCTTATTATAGATCTGTCTTCCGCATCCATCTCTTCTAATTGGTCAGATATATCTGCTTCATTAGGTATGCTTTTTGTCATCTCATTCATCTCGCTGAAAGAGCAGGCGTTTGTAACCCTGAGAACCTCCTTCAGTGCGCTTCTACCCTGTAGGCGACCAAAGGTAATCATCTGACTAACATTGCCGTGACCATATTTTTCTTTAAGGTATAGTATTATTTCATCACGCATATTTCCGGGAACATCAACGTCAATATCAGGTAGCGAGACATGGTCTTCGGTATTTCTCCCGCTGTTGTAGAATCTTTCAAAGAGCAGATCAAACTCAATAGGATCAATCTCAGTTATTCCTATCATGTATGAAATTAAACATCCAGCGGCAGAACCTCTGCCCGGCCCAGAGAGCCAGCCTCTTGCCTTAACATAATTCACGATGTCTTGAACTATTAAGAAGTATCCGAATAAGTTTGCTTGATCTATAACTAGAAACTCTTTCTCAAACCTTTCTAGATATTCAGCTTTGCTTTCTTCGTCATCTACTTTACCGCCGTCTATTAAACGCTTCTTCCAGCCTTCTCGACAGAGTTGTTTAAGTTCTTCTTCTTCGGATTGCTTGCATGGAAATTTAGGGAGGGAAGGCTTGCTTAGTATCTCGTAGTCTTCGCATAGAGATAGTATTTTTGAAACACTATCTAGACTCAACCCCTCTGAGCACATCATCTCTGTGATCTCTATACTGTCAGGTAAGTGGTAGTCAGAGCGATTGAAGAACTTTTTAACCGAGTCTGCTTCGCCACTTTTAAGTTTCTTATTTATCTTTGGAAGGGTCGTCTTGAGTGAAGAGCATATTAATATCCTGTGAAGCTCAGCATCTTCCCTGTTAGTGTAGAATATGTCTTTAAGTGAACTGTCTTTTATAAACGTCATCTCTTCTTTGACTGGTGAATCTGCTAGGCTTTTGCTTATGCAGATAAGATTTCCTGCGGAGCAAGTTTTAGATAGCAGGGCTTTGTCGGGATTTCCATCTTTGTTTATAGATGAAACAATAGATATTAAGTCAAACCAACCGTTCTTATTTATGGCTATCAGAGAGAAGTCGTCAAATGCGCAGCCTATAATCGGCTTTACGTCATTTGCCCTGCAGGCTTTATAGAAAGATATAGCTCCAGATATAGACTTATAGTCTGTTATTCCGCAGAATTTATAGCCGTTGTCGCTGCATTTTTTTGCTAGTTCGGCTGGCTTAGAAAAGCCCTTGAGTAAGCTGTAGTGGGTATAGTTGCATATTGGAGCCCAGTCCATATTCGTTCCTTCAACACAAATTTCAATTTAACTTTGTCACTATATTATAGTGGGGGCAGCTGGTTTTTACACAAATAATATCTAAAACTGCTTTAACAAAGATCCTTAAAGATTTTATCTGCCCTTTGGAATGCTATTTCTTCCTTTGTCGCATAAAGCAAGCCTCTATATGTTCTTTCTCCCACTCTAGATTCTTTGTCTTCTAAGAATTTAAAGTCTTTGTGGCTTTTGAGTATGTCTGCAATTATTTTTGACCCCCACTCCTTGGCCGTAGCAAGTCTTTTAAGCGGCGGGTTGGAGTCGTGAGATATTATATTCGGTATGTCATTTTTTAAGACGTGAAAAAAGTCTGTGGACGCGCTGGGTATCCGGTGGTCACCATCTATTATAACCAAATCTATGTCGCTGGGGCAAGCCTCTGACCAGAAAACATCGCTTTCTAAGTTATGAACATTAACAGCCTCTTTTTTTGCACAATAGCTTATGGCCTCATCAAGGTTGCTTGTCTCTTCGGGGCGGTATTGCCAAGGTTCTACCAGATGTAGATTAAATTGCTTACCCTTGTCTAGGGCGGCCAGAAGGGCACAGGTAGAATATCCCATGTAGCTACCTATCTCAACTATAGTTTTAAAATTATTTTCCATGACTATATTATGTATAATATTGACATGTCTTTCATCCATTATCCAGTCGGAATGTTCGCATGACAATACGCATGGATATTTTTCAAAGCAGACTTTGTGCATTTATCTTCAATCCTTAATATCTAAAAGAGGACTATTAAATTATCCAGTGTCCGTACTTCTTCATATCTTCTATTTTTATATCCGCACCAATTGCATTGTAGTGAACAGCAATTCTCTCACCTCCCCATTGACATAGAGCACCTCTCCATATTGGCCCATTGCAAAACAGAGAAGCGTCTAGCATGTTATAATCAACGTCTTTTTGTTGTAGCCTGTTGTTTATCAATGTCTGGTCATAAGCCCTGAGATCCGCAACCGGACTGGGTGAAAATATCATCTTTGACAAACTAGAGCTTTTTGCATAGAAAAATCCTGCACAAGCGTCTCCGTCCCAATCCAACATGAAGCTACAGTCTTTTTTACACTTCATTAGGCGTGTTAGGGGGTTGCTGAACAGGAATACGTCAGAGTCAGAATAAAGTATGTCATTGCCTAGAGAAAGCTCTCGATGAACTATCCTAAGTTTTTCATACATCAGGGCTTCATAGCCAGCCTCTCGCCAGTTAGGTAAAAGTAATACTGGGGTATTGCTTTGTGTCTCCCATCTTATAACCTGTGAGCCTACGGCAAAGCTTTTGACTTGTTTATAACACATGTCATCTAAACAGTATATTGTTAGCAAGCTATGAATGTCAAGACTCTTAAGATTGGCATAAAAATTCTTAATATATTCTATATAGCCAAGATTACCATATGTAATTATTTTATGACTCATATTGTTATTAGGCTTCTTGCTTCTTCATTATAGCTCAGGAAACTATTCATTGGTGGGAACCAGTAATTCCTAGAATGATTAAGGTTATTAAACATGTTGCCATTCTGCGGGCAGCAACAAAAGTCTATGAGAAAAAGATTTTCTTTATCATGTCTATCCTTAAACATCTTTGTGTAATAGTAAAGATTTGTTATATATTGAGCCTCATTTCTTATAGCCTCACCTACCTTAAAGCCAATCCTAACCCCCTTGCCGCTAGTAGATACGTATGAAAAAAGTATATCTTGATCGTCTACTGTTCTGTTAAATAGCCTTTCAGCATCGTCATTTACTGCAAGCTCTGTATTTGACTTGTCATCGACTACCCAGTGGTCATGATAATCTAGCTCGGTTACTATAATTTTTACCGCGTTATTTTTATAGTCAATTCTGCGGTATATAAAGCTATGAGAATCCCACGGTGGTACATAGAAGCTTTCTTCGTAAGACTTGTAAAGCGAAAATAATGGTACTTTTCTTGGATCTGATCCTTGATGCCGCGCTTGTGATTCAAATAGGAAATCCTTAAGGTCTTTTTCTTCTACTTTACAGACTTGTCCATCAATATAAAAAGTGTTAATTTTCACAGTTCTGTTGGTCTAAGGTTCTCTATTGGGGTAAAATATTGTTTTGGTATTTGTGTCTGGAGTAGCTTCTCTAATCTCTTCGCAAGCTGGACACATATCCTGCTGTCCGGGTTGGTGTATTCCAAGGCGATGATGAGTTAGAAGTATGGCCTTTAATATATGAGTATCTCGGGCTCTACTTTCCTCTATTAGAGTGTGCATTGCAGGATCTGAAGCCATGATAATATCAGGCTCATGTAGCTCCTTGTACATCCAACCATTGAAACCTAAACTTACTAAATTGATAAATACGAGTACATAAACAGCGTTCTTGAAGAAATTCATTTTTACACCTTAAGAAAATAGATCAGTAATCACTTTTCCTGAATTAGCTATCTTCATAGGTCTGCCGCTTTTGCTCGTAAAAGTAGTGTTCAAGGATATACCAAGAGCTTTACATACAGAGGCCATAACATCTTGCGAACTGTATGGCTCTGTTTCAACCCGTGTTCCGTCTGAGTTGGTTTCACCAATGGCTATACCGCCATTCATACCAGCTCCTCCGACTACAACACTCCAGCTTCGTGCCCAGTGGTCACGGCCAGCGTTTTGGTTGATACGAGGTGTACGACTAAATTCGCCCATCCATATGATAGCTGTATCCTCCAGTAACCCTCTTTCTTCTAGATCCTCTACTAAAGCACTCATGCCTTTATCAAGCATGGGTAACTTGTTGTCTCTTAATGTTGGGAATATGTTTTGGTGATTATCCCATCCACCTAAGTTTACTTCTATAAAAGGGACTCCAACCTCGACAAGTCTTCTTGCCATTAAGCACGACTTGCCAAAGTTGTTGTCTCCATATCTATCTTTAACCGCTTCAGGCTCGCCTGCGACCTTGAACGCTTCCATTTGTTCGCTAGTCATTAGGCTAAAGGCCTGTCTTAATACATCTCTGTGGTCGCTAGCAATAGAGCCTCGCTTTTGATTTATAAAACCATTTTCTATAACGTCTAAAGCATATGCTCTTTGGAAGAATCTCTGATCTGGCTTGATGTCTAGGTTGCGAACCCTCCCGTCGCTGTTAACGACAAACGGTGAATGGTTCATGCCTAAAAAGCCAGCTCCAATGCTTCCTCCTCCTACAGAAACAAATTGCGGAATCTCTAGATTTTCTCGCTCAAGCTGGTGAGATAATACGGCTCCATAGCTAGGATGCTCAATGGTTGAGTTGGGAACATACCCCGTGTGCATGTAATATCTCCCACGCATGTGGTCAGCTTCACGAGTACTCATGGATCTAACGATTGACATGTGGTGCATTTGCTTAGCCATCAAAGGCATGTGTTCACAAATTTCCACGTCTCCAGTTGTGGATATTGGTCTGAATGGCCCGCCTGTAGGCGCTTTCGGCTTTAAGTCCCAAATATCCATTGTTGAAGGGCCACCGCTCATCCATAGTAGAATGGCAGATTTATTGTTCTTACGCATCTCGTCTGCATTAGCGTTTAGTAAGTCTACGAGTGGAAGTGAAGAAAATCCAGCTAAAAAACTTCGTCTGTTCATTTTGTCGTCCTTTACAGTTTGTGCCTTATATCTTCCCACAAAGCTCCTGAGATTACCATTGACGCATCATTGTCTGTGGGATAGTGTACACCTTGCAAGCATCTGGCTAAACCAACCGTGCCCACAAGCTGATAAAATTCTGATGAGTATTCTGGGTGCTCCTCCGAAGCTATGGCTGCTATCAATCCTGCATACACAGTATGCCCAGATGGGTAGGCCGGTGTCTGGTGAGTATCTGTTTTCATTACCTTTATATTGTAACCCAGAAGATCCCCTAGCTGCTCCGGTCTTGGCCTATTGTACTGCCATTTTAGGTTTTTTACAACTGGCCAACATATGTTCCAAGCCCTTTTAATCCTTTGCTTTGGTAATCTTATCCTGCGTTTCTTTGCTACGTCTAAGTAAAGACGTAATGGATCGTCGTCTACTAGCCTGACTAACTCTTCTTCTTGGGGTGTTCTTAGTCTTGTTAGATCACTAAGGTATTCTAGCTCATCCCTAGTTACGTCACTGTCATTAGCAGGAGGAGCCGGAAGAACGCCTTTCCAATATATAGTGACTTGTTTGGATATCTTTTGTTTTTTAGGTATATCAAAAGAGTACTTTAGTGTCTCTAGCCTTTTGTTGTTTAAGGCAGCGTCTGCCTCGTGTATGTATTTCATTTACCACCTAAATTGAAAAAAGAACCCGTGAAACGGAGCTGGGTAAATTGGTTGTGGCTGAATGACTACCGGAGGCTGAATAATTACAGGTGGATAATAAGACGGGACTCTATAATACCTGAAGTGAGGATTTACAGGCCTGTAATAATTATAGAAACCAAAACTATGTTTAGGCTCAACTCTTGGTTGCTGAGGTTGTGTCTGAGGTTTCTGCCACTGTTGTTTTCCGGGAATTGTAGGTCTAGCAGTAGGCGGTCTTGTGAAATCTCTAGGCTGACTTCTGACAACTTGAGGTGGTTTTATTACTTTGCGTTGCGGTTGTTCCGCGTTAGCGGACATAGGAACAAACGAAAAGCATAATAATACTAGTAAATGTTTCATCTTAAACTCCTTGTAGTTTAAATTGAGTGCCCATCAAAATCCTTTTTGAAAGGCACCCATTTCTTCTTCCGATGGCGCCTCTCGCCGTTGGGTCGAGATCGAAATTAGCTAATGCAATTATCACACTTACATGTATCAATATCGCAAATGCAATCAGCATCTACACAAGGGCATTCGTTTACGCAAATGCCACAAGCTACAGGCTGTCCGTCCATACAACCAAGTGTCATCAGGACACCAAAAACAAAAATAAAACTAAGTATCGTCTTCATATAGATCACCTCCTTACCATTTTTTGCAAGACCAATAGCGTGCCTTCCAGCGAGGGCCGGGAGTATCACACCTATGTCTTGCTCTAAAACTTTTTCTACGTTTTGGATTATCCTTTTTAATTTCCATATTAGGATCTCCAAAGTTAACTTTAACAACATTTCCTTTATCGTTCTTTACATATACAGAAAATTTCTTTGGGCCATCAGGTGTTCTGAATGGCTTTCCAAGCTTAACCTTTTTGCCTTGGTATTCCGCTGCTTTAACCAGCATTAAAGTTCTTCCGTCTTTTTTGTATACACCTTTCCTCTCGTACTCATAAACCTGACCAGTTTTTGGGTCTTTGTACTTGTAGGCAGCTTTGGTTCCAGAACCTTTCTTTCTGCAACTTCCGGGTTCGCCTTCCTTTGTGTTGGGCACCCTTTCGTAACCTTCCCAGCAAGCGCCGGTCTTGTCGCTCTTTGTGTAATCAACCGCATCCGCAACAGAAATTTCTTCCTCTTCTTCGCCAAAGTCAATATACTCTGCCTCTGAAGGGATATAAAAGTTACATGGCGTTAATTCTTCTTCAGAACCAAAAGCCTCAAAATAAAATTTGTCGTCAGCTTCACTCACATAGTCTCTCATTACAGTATTACCTTTGCTTCGCCCTCTAATAAGTATCTTGGTCTACCACCGTTGTCTATACGCTGTTCTCCTTGGTTTATTCCAAAGTGGTCAAACAAGGTCGCTTGCAAATCTAATGGCCCTACAGGGTTTTCGATTGGACTGTACGACCTATCGGAAGAACCGATGGTTCTGCCTGACTGATAGTTTCCTCCAGCCATCATCATAGGAGTTATTGCGGGCCAGTGGTCTCTACCCGCATTAGCGTTTATCTTTGTTCTACCAAATTCTCCAGTAACAACAAGAAGCACTTTTTCATTAAGGCCTCTGTCCCATAAGTCCTGAAGAAATCCTGATATGGCCTTGTCTATAGGAGCTACTTTTCCCTTTAGGGCTGTAGAGATATTGCTGTGCATGTCCCATCCGCCATAATGTAAAGTTACGAATCTAGTACCATGCTCTATCAATCGTCTAGCTAGAATTAGCTGCTCACCAATGTCATTAGCTTTTTCAGATCCGTAAAGAGATTTTGTGCTTTCTGATTCTTGATCTGTAGCAAAAGCGTCTTTAGCTGATCCTAATATTACATCATATGCCTGACCTTTATAGAAACCAACAGACTCAGCTCCTGTTCCTGATATATCTTTAGCTGCTGAGCCTAAAGCGCCTAGCAGTTCTTTTCTATTGCTAAATCTATTTAGCTCTATACGTGGAGTTAGATTATCTTTGTTGGAAGGATCAAACGGTTTGTAAGCACCGCCAAGCCAAGCTCCTTCATCGCCCTCGATTTTGCCTTGCTTAACATAAGAGGGAACCCCATTTTGTGGATGGTTAGTTCCGTACACGGCAGATACTATAGATCCAAAAGAGGGGTATTTAGCGATTGATGTTGTTGTTCTTTCTGGGTTGTAATGCCCAGTCATCATGAAGTGCGTACCCTGTCTGTGAGAAGAATCCTTATGACTGAAAGAATTTACTACATTTAGTTTAGAGGTATGTTTTGAAAGCTCTTGCCAATCAGCACCTAAAGTAATGTTTGTGCTTGCGTCATGTATGGCACCGTTTACTGGCTGCCATTCAGTTGGTACTGTGTCATTAGGAGCATGGAAAGTCTCAAACTGGGTTGGGCCACCACCAAGCCAGATCCAAACAACAGCTTTGTCGTGTAAAGAAGACGGGTCTTGTGCAGCAAAAGCCTCATCTGAAAACCCAAGCGCGGTCATTCCAGCGCCAATAGAACCAATTCTAAGAAAATCTCGCCTGTCAAAAAATAAATCTAACATTTTGCCCTCCAAATTAACCGGGTGCTTCGTAAAAACCTATATTAAATCCTTCTCTAGTACACTCTTTTATCGTATCTTCCATCCCATGTTTGTTTAGGTGCTCCTCTATATATATACACATATTCTTCTCTGTGTTGCCCCAGTTGTTTTTATAAAAATGGCACAGCCTATTGCATTTCCAATGGTTCCTTGAGTGAGACATTGGTCTTGGCTTATTATTAGCCTTTATTTCTTCAAACCTGTTCTTCAACATGCCTAAAAACTTTTCTTGATCTTTTCTGTCAAAACACATACTGAAAGGACCGCCATCCTTTACATAAAATATAGACATTATTGCCTGACTATAATCTGGATATAGCTTTGATATAGCGTAGTTATATAGTAATAATTGGGGGTCTGAACACAGTTTATCATATGTCTTCTCTTCTCCTGTCGCCCAGTCTACCCTTCTTCCCGTCTTCCAGTCAATAACCTCTATAATATCATCATCAACCTTAGTTACTAAGTCTATGGTTCCTTTGATAGCTAGCTGGCCCTCTATTACTTTTCCGTCAGGCATTGTGTATTCGTATTTAGCCCAATCCTCTTCAATAGCTATGTCAAAATGTGGCTCAGGGTCTACAATGTTTCTATATCTTGGGTCAAACTGACCTTTATTATAGCCAAGCGTCTTCCAAACAAGCTCCATGCTTGTCTTTCTGTCGCCCTTAGTCCACTTATGTTTTGAGTCTTTTGTGTAAGAATCAAAGCTTAAATCGTTTAGGCTTTCAATAAATTCGTCAGTAACCAGCTCCTCTTTTTTAATCCTGACCTTACCAACTGCGTCATCAATGACCTCAAGGTATTTTCGTCTAGGATGATCTTGTTGGCACTTTTTGAGACCGGCCAAGACCTCCATAACTTTGTGAACTATTGTGCCTAACTCAGCTTTTTTCCCGCTATCTGATTGATGTCCTAAGACATAGGTTATAAAGTACTGCATTTCACAGTAATTATAATTGTTATAGGAAGAGCTTCTTATGTAGGTAACTAACATTATTTTCCTCTCAAGATGTTTTCGAGATTTTCACACAGTTCTGATATGCTACCACTAGGTACAATATGCGTGAATTTGCTTTGATCAAAATTATTTTCATCTAGGGCTGTTTCGCTGGAGTGTTCGTCTTTAAGCGGTGCTCTTTGCAGTTTGATTACCTCGCCTCCAGCTTCTAGTATTGCATCCACCTCATTGGGAAACCTAACGTCTGCGACAATCGAAAGCTCAGACTGTTCTGATTTTATTTTGTTGATGGTGTGATTTACCCAAACGTTCTCATGCATTTTTCTCATGATGTCTGTCCCAAAGTACTGGAGAAGTTCTCTGGCTGTCATGCTGCCCCTGTTCTTGTTTCTACTGCTATTCTTCCAAGTAGGAATATTCTCCCAGAGTACACATGTGCTACTATTCTTATCCTTGTCTGTTCCATAAACTTGGTCTGGTGTCAGCCCAAAGAACTCTACGCAAATACTTTTTAAGCCGTCAGCAAAACTATACAGCTTTACAAATGGCCACATATTTGACTCTGCGTACTCAACAAACTGCGCGTCCTTTCTTGTTATATCAAACACGCCCCAGCCAGAATCAGATAAAACAGCTAGCTCTCCTGTAGAATCAGATATTCTAAACTCTTCAGTGAAACCTTTGCTTTTCAACACACTGCCGTGAATGTAATTTGCTGAGGTGTTTTTGCCGGACTGTTTTTTTCCAGCTATTCCGATTATTCTACTCATTAATATAACCCTCTCACTTGTGGCAAAATTTTACTTTCAATATCCTTTTTTGACATATCTCCTATATCCTTTCCTGAAAATCTTGGGAAGAACAGTTTGAAATTTCTGGCGAGCTTTCTTTGGATTTGAACCTTTGACTCTCTTCCCGCTTGGTCGTTATCGGTTAGCACAACAATCTTAGTTATGCCGCTATTTAGTATTTTCTGCTCCTGCTGTTTTGTTAGTGACTTTCCGAAGATGCCAACGCAGTTTTCTATGCCGCACTCAAATAGTCTCCAAGTGTCTCCTTGCCCCTCTGTTATAAAGAGGCACGATTTTTCTGAGGCCTTGGCAATAGCCCTGTGGTAGTTATAAAGAAATCTTCTCTTATCAAAACCGCTGGTAAATAGAAACTTTGGCTTCCTGTACTCTCTTATTGCCCTACCTATGTAAGCAGATAGAACGCCTCGGTCATCGTGTATGGGAGTTACAGCTCTTTGGTACATTTCGCTATCTTTATTATAGCAGTCACCAACGCCAAAATGCTCTAAAGTTTTTAAAGAAAATCCTCTCGACATAAAATACTCCGAGGCCTTAAGGGCCTGTATCTCATCTACGGAGGTGCTAGAATTTTTACTAGGGCTTACATCTGAGAATATATTGACTAGCCTTACAAACTCATCGGGCTTCTTCTTTTTCTTTTTCTTCTTACCTGAAGAGTTGCTATTGATATCAAGGGCTTTGCAGATAGTTCTAAGGGCATCTTTAAACTCGACCTCTTCACCGAGCTGCTTTGATAAAACACCTCTAACTAGGCCAAACATATCATTTCCATAATCGTCGTTACAGCTCCTAGTCCAGCATTTCCACATCTTTAATTCTTTAGATATAGAAAAGCCTCTGTCATTATCACTTCCTTCATGTATCGGGCAGGCGCAATATAGATTATCTCCCAAGTCTTCAAACTCTATCTGTAGATACTCTAGTATTTTTTCTACAGAGTCAAACGCGTCGGAGTTTAACTTTTTTAAGTCTAGCACTAAACTTCCTCCAAAGTTCCTTTAATGTCTTCAACGTTGACGAGGCCAGTATCTAAATCTGGTTCCAAGCGAAACTCATTTCTAGTCTTAAGCTCTGTCAATCTTGTGTACTCGCCTTGCATCTGCATGTTTATGTAATTTCCATCGTCTAGACCTGCTCCGTGCCTAGCGACTATGGGAACCAACTTTCTATTCCCAGCGTTTGGCCCATCCTCAGCAAGCTCTTCCGGAGATTTTGCTTTAAAGATACTAAAGGATGTACAGAGCCATATAAGCCTATCTGAACCGCTTACAGCATCTGTGCTTTCTTTTGTTATGCCATCCCTGTTTAGCTGAACAAAAGCCAAGCAAGGGAAGTCATATTTTACAGCTAGGTTATGTAGGCTGGTTATTTGAAAGCCTAGAGCTTGGTATTCTTGAATGTTGTTTGTTATAGATGTTGATGACATCAGCTTTAAGTAATCGTATACCACGACGCACTCATTTGTTCTTCCATTTTCATCTGTTCCAACGTCCTGCATTATCCATCTTTTTATGATATTCATGATCTGCTCGAATGGAGCTCCTGCGACACTAGCGTAAGTATAAGGCACATCTTTGATATGTTCTACCGCCTTCAAAACTCTATCTTGCTTTTCCTCATCACCAGCAAACTTTCCTGTAGAAACATCGTTGACTGGTATGCCTGTTAAGTTAGCAATGATTCTATTGAGGTGATCTTCCTTGGACATTTCTGTATCAAGCATCAAGACTGGTATACCTTTAGACGCTGCGTTTAAAGCTACATTGTCTGCAAAGACACTTTTACCGACTTTAGGTCTGGCGGACACAAGGTCAACACACTTTCTTCTTAGACCCCCTCCTATAGAAGCATCATACCTAGGAAAACCAGTTGATACTCCTATCTGGTCGCATTTGTTTTCAATTAAGAAATCAACATAATCATCAAGCCCCTTACCTATTTTTTCTGTCTTCTGTCCAGAGTCCTCTTCCCTTAAGAAATCAGTAACGGGGTTTTCTATAATACCTATAATATCATCTACACTCTCGCTACCATTGATTTCTTCTATGTCCTTGCCGATTTTACTGGCTAGCTTTTTTATCTTTCTGGCAAATTCAAACTTTTTGATTTGAATTGCAAAGCTCATAACGTTCTCTTTTTTTATAGGGAACGAAAGTAAAGACTTGATATATTCTAATTCAACCTCAGTGTTTATAGATTCTGAAAATCCCAAATGCTCCGCAGAAGAAAGTATGGAAGGCAGGTCTATCTCAGAGTTTTTTTCAAGTATGTCCTCTACGCATTTATAGAGTATCTGGTTGTTGTAATTGCCGAAGGTTTTGTCGTCAACAATGGTTGAGACTTCCACATAAGCTTCTATACCATATGTGAAAAGGCCAGCTAATACGGCTCTTTCAGCGCCTACATCACTTAAATTTAAATCCATATTCTATCTTCCAATACATCTATCGCAACGGTAATACTCTCCATACACCAATGAAGCAGCTATGTTAAAAGTTTTACTACATATGTGGCACTGAATACTCTTAGTTTTAGGCTTAGGTCTATTCCTTGGAGTCTTTTCAAACTCTGGGGTTTGTATGTGACTATCTTCACCTTGATCTGACCAAGTATTTTCTTTAGCTTGGACTGGTGTTTTGCCATTTTTCGCAGCGCTTCTATTGACTGTGAAGTCTTCGCCAACGGTTTCCACAGGTTTTGCAGGCTCCTCCTGTTTTTCATCATCTTTTTTGAGCAGTGCTTCTCTTAAAGAGTCTAGCTGTTCAGGTGTCAATGATCCTACAAAATTTTCAAAATGCTCGTTTGTCATTTTCTTTTACCTTTCTCCATTAAGCAGTCAGCTTTTCTTCTAGTTATTGCGTCTTTGCCCTCAAGTCTCTTAAGTCTGGACTCTGCGACTAGACGCCACTGATCTACTTTGGATGCAAATGAATTTTCTTTTATCAAAATTGGTATTTTCATTTCGTGTTTTGTATATTGAGGAAAGCAGTCCTCATTTGTAGCAATGATATAGTTTAGCCTGCTATTGCACCAGTCAACAACAACCTGTTGCTGGGAAATTTCATCTTGTACATACCCTGCGTACTGATATAGAGTGTAAGCGTAGTCAAAGCACTCTTGTTGCGTTAGCTTGTCCATGACATCCAAATCTAGGTTCAGAGCAATGTCAAAATCATCTGTGAACGAAACCTGCTTGATGCCTTTTAGCTCAATATATTCATCTATAGAGTTTTTAAATGCCTCAAATTGTTCATTAGCGTTTTGCAAGCGACTCTCTCCAATTATCATCTGTATCTAAGTAACTAAGAACTATAAGTTTTATGCCGTTTAAATCGCACCAATCTTTTTTATCCTCATCTCTAGCCAATGACTTTACAAAACCGGCCTTAGATTTGTGAAAGTATGGAACAAACTCATAGTGCTGTCTGCCATGAACCTCTATGGCTAGCATTAAGTTTGGTATAAAAAAGTCTAGGTAGAGCACAGATCTCTTATGAGAAGCTGTACTCCCCGGAAGTTTGACTTCCTCAAGGACGTTGTACCCGCTAAAAAGTTCACTCAGTACCCTTCTAGCTCTGATGTGATACTTTGACTTTTTCTTTAGGTCATCCTTATAGACTTTATATTTGTTTAAGCTGAGATTGTAGTCTCTACCATTAAGGCCTTTGACTTTCATAGACCAAGTAATTCCCTAACTTCTTCGTAAACAAGTTCAGCGATTGGCTCATTATCAGTAAGAAACTCGGATAGCCTGTTTACTCCTTGAAACTTGAAAAACTTCTCCGCTGCCTCTTCGCCCTCTGGCACTTCGTTGTCTTTGAGGACTTTCTTAACTCTCTTGTCATCCATTTTGTCTAGGGCGCATCTAATGGTGTACCAAGCTCCTGCCGCTTTGATAAGACGGAATTCACAGGCTATCTGTATTACTTCTTGTACTTCATCTATGCCTACTCCATATTTTATCCAGCTTTCTGCTTTTGACATTGGAGTCCCGTTTGAAGATGTTTTGATAACCCAATTTGCTATCTGTCCTACATGGTTCCCACTTTCTTTAGGAACCTCCCACTTACCTCTATGTGTTATTACCATGTTGGTGCTCACTTGGTATTGTAGCATATTACCTGCATCAGCCATCTTTGATGGAGCAAACCTACTACCACTAGTATTGGCTATGTTGTGAGTGATAAAGATAAGTATAGCCTTTGTCCTTGAAACAGATCCGCTTATCCTCTTGAAAAACATTGAAAGAAGCCTTGGTAAGGCGTTTCTTACACCTGTTCTAATCTCTCCTTCAAGCTCGGCTTCAGGAACCATATTGGAAACTGAATCAATGATAGCTACCATGTTTGGGGTTGAGTTTACATATGTCTCAATCATATTTAGAAATTCTTCTGCGGTCAGAATTCTATCGTCTGTAGATTCTATGACTTTGATTTTAGAAGGATCTAAACCTTTTATGCCCTCAAAGTTTTTAAGCTCCAGCCTGCCCTCGGTATTAAAGTAGAGCACTTCTTTGCCTAGTTTCTGGCACTTAGCTGCGAAGTGTAACGCCGTAGTTGTCTTGCCGGTTTTGGGATCTCCAGTCATTGCTACACAGGTTCCCTCACGAATACCGCCTCCCAAAGCTAAGTCCAAAGCTGGGGAAACACTGACTGTTTCGTAGCTGCCTAGGCTTTCAATTACCTCGGTTCCGCTTTTAATTACATCCCCATACTTGGAAATCAAAGCGTTGCTAATGTCATCGTCTTTAAATTTACTTATTGTCTTTTTTGCCATCTAAATTCCTCAGCTGATTAAGTTTTGAACGCTTACCGTAACTTTTTTTTCTGGTTTCCGCACTCTCGTTAACGTCTAGGTCTTTCTTTATTTTTGAAGCGTCTAGCTTGACCTGTATATCGTGTTTCCTTACTACTTCATTCACCTTTGGGTGTCGAAGGGAGTAGGCTCTTGATAGCTCTCTAGATTGCACAGCTTTTACCAAAGCTAATTCGCTATACTTAGATATTAACCTGTTGGCCAATATGACTTGAAACTGATAAATCTTTTTCCACTTGTCGGTGTTCCAAAATTTATAAGCTTGTGTGCCTTGGTTTTTTCTCTGCGCCATCCTCGTACACATTAATTCAGCTACGTACTGGGCGCATGTGCAGAACTCGCCGGTAGAAGGCGAGGTGTATTTACTTCTGTCAGATCTTTCTTTTACCATATTGATATATTATAGCTTCCTCAAAACAATTTTCAACAGTTTCTTCAATAGTTTCTTCAATAATTAATTCGGGAACCATCCACATCTGTTTTGTAACTGATTCACCGACAACCTTACCACTAATTATATAGTGAATAGCTTCTGCTCCAAACTGGCCTTTTAGGCATCCTACGAGATACACGCCGTCAGCGTCTTTTATGTCGGTTTCTACCTTGTGAGACCTAAATTGCAGCGAAAGCTTGCTAATGCTAGAATTATTTTTCTCGCATATATTTTTTACCTCTAGCCATTGCTTAAGGTTTGTGAAATAGGCCTGAGTGCCATCAGAAAAATCAACGACAACCCAAGTTCTATCCCTATCCTTTACATACTCATCGTACCATTCTTCGTAGGTAGAGATGATATTATGCATCTTTTCTGATCCTCACAACACATTGACTACTTCTTTTTGTTCCAGATTTTCTGGTAGAGTCTGCGTAGGAAGATGCGTTCTCAGTCATTACGACGACCCCTTCCTGTCTAGCCATTAAAGACCCTGAGCCTTGAGACTTTGCCTTGTCCTTATCCTCTTGGGCAGGTTCTATCTTTGCTATCTCTTTCTTTACTATACTTACGGCTCTATCTAGCTCTTTGGCAAGCTCTTGAGCAGTTTTTTCCGAATGAAAGCTTTGAATGTAAAATACTTCGGCTCTTCCTAATGGCCCCTTTTTAGTCATTTGTAAAACTCCTTTGTGCTCTAGTTAGGTATAGTGAATTTCTAGTTTTAAGAAAAAGCATGTAATAGTCAAACGTTTGTTTTGAAACAGGTTTCATGCTAGTTTCTAAATTCGTTTCCCTTCCCTTATACATACCCCAAGGATCTAGGGGTAAGCTTTGGTATGTAAGTATATAGTGACGCTCTCTACTGTCTTCAGAAATAATAGTTTTTGAAAATACTAATTCTTTTTTACCAGTTATTTCACCACCACGCTTATCAAACTTAAGCTCACGGTTGCTGGGTTCTTGAAAATCACCACCTTCTGTAAATCTCATTTCTTACCTTTCATTATGTAGTTAGCTTTTTGCTCTTTTGTCATTCTGCTTATTTCCAAACCGCTAGCTCCCCCACTTTTGTGGTACCAAGGCTTTTCCTCAGTTGGTTTGGACTCTGCTTTTTTTGCCTCTATCTCGTTTATCTTAGAAGCATTTACTCTTGCGTTTCTGTCCGCCAGTGAGCCCACAGTGTTTGTGTTTTGCACAAAAGCTCCAGCTCCACCAGAAATAACCCTCCTAAGAGCCTCTTCGTGACACTCTGGGCATTTAGTAATCGGGTCATCCTTTATGCTTTGATAGTAGTCAAATATCTCATGCGAGCATTTATCACAAACGTAATCATATCTCATATTAATCTAGCGCTGCAAGCACTCTCCCTAATATCCCGTTTCTCTGGATGTCTTCGTGTGTCAGTTCACAAACACCCACACCTTCAACATCCTCAAGCCTATCCATGCAGTCTTCTAAACCACTGAGGCCTTTGAGATCAGTCTGGTCTATGTCTCCATTTATTATTATTTTAGAGTTTTCGCCCATTCTCGTTATAAACATCTTTATTTGCTCAAACGTACAATTCTGGGCTTCGTCAAGAATCATGTAGGAATCATGAAATGTAGCGCCCCTCATGACCTCAAGGGGTTCGTACCGAAGTCTGCCTTCATTATTATAGTAACCATATAGCGATTGTCCTAAGAAAAATTTTATATTTTCTTGCATTGGGGTAAGATAAGGGGCAATTTTTTCATGTAGCTCTCCGGGGAGCGCGCCGATATCTTTTCCGGTGCAGACGAGGGGTCTCGTTATGATTATGTTTTCTATACCACCCTTGTGTAGATGGTTAGCAGCTATCCCTGCGGCTACAAAAGACTTTCCCGATCCTGCTGGCCCGCAACAAAAAGTAATATCGTTTTCTATTATGGATATTATGTACTCCTTTTGGTTTTGGGTTTTAGCCGTGATAGGCTTAACACCACGCTCTTGTTTTTCTTGCTGCCGTTTTTTTCTTCTTGTTGTCATATTATCTCTCTTGTTAGTTGCCAGAACTTCCAAAGCCTCCATCGCCTCTATCCGATCCGTCCAGTGATTCCACTCCAACCATTTTGCAGTCAGAGATTTTTTGTATCAAGATCTGAGCTATCCTGTCACCCTCATTGATGTCAAAAATAGTTGCTCCAGAGTTGAAAAGACAAACCTTGACCTCGCCTCTATAGCCAGAGTCTATAACTCCTGCAAAAACATCTATGCCTTTTCTTACCGAAAGCCCAGACCTAGGCCACACTAGACCGACATGTCCTTCTGGTATCGCTAGGGATATAGATGTTGATACCAAACGTCTATGGTCTGGCATGATTTGAAGATCCTCTGAAGAGTACAAGTCCCATCCAGCGTCTGTGTCGTGTGCTCTTGTCGGTACACAACCCTTTTCATTTAAAATTTTAACTCTTACTTCCATTAAAGTCCTATTCCTCCAAAATCCATATCCTCTAAATCGTTTTTGCTAGCGCCTATCTTGTAGCTTGTAATCTCATGTTCCTGTGGGGCTACCTGAACAGCTCCGCTATTCATCCAAGGGTCTGACCATCCAGCTATAGGGTTCTTGCCAACCGTGTCATATGGCAAACCTATTGACTTTCTTCTGGTCATACACAACCAATCTATATACTGATGCAAAACCGTCTCGTTCAGACCTATCAATGATCCGTCTTTAAAAAGGTAAGAGGCCCATTTTTTCTCCTCCTCAGCCGCCGAGTCAAACATCTTGCAAGCCATATCCTCACACTCTTTTGAGACCTGAATAAAACCTTCGTCTTTTTCCCTATGTAGTATTTTTATAATTTCTTGTGTGTTGAATAGGTGTAGAGCCTCGTCCCTTTTGATTAATTTAATTATGTCCGCGTTGCCAACCATCTTCTTGTTCTCAGCAAAAGCAAAAGCACACACAAACGATACATAGAACCTGACAGCCTCTAAAATATTTACGCTTACCAAAGTGAGATAGATCTGCTTTTTAATATCTTTGACAGACTTTCTTTTACCTACCTTAGCTAGTGCGTCATATTCTTTTATTGCAACATCGGCTCTCTCCAATATTTCAGGGTCTGTCAAGCAGCTATCTAATACATTCGTAGGATCGCTATATACATTTTTTATAATATATGTGTAGCTATAGCTGTGTATCTGTTCAAAGAATTGCCAGACATTCATGCACGCCTCTAGCTCGGGGTTTGACACAAATGACTGGAGGGTAGGTACGCCTCTGCAGATCACAGAATCCATCATTGTCTGGTACTTGAGATTAGAAGTGAAAATAAACTTTTCGTTCTCAGACATTACAGAGCTATCTTTGAAGTCGCTTCGGTCTTTTTTTAACTCTATTTCTTCTGGCCTCCAGAAGAACTCTAGCTGCTTTTTGTATAAATCAAAGAACTTAGGGTATTTAAACCTGTCATATCTTTGCAGAGAGAGATCTTCCCCTAAAAATAGAGGCTGTTTTAGATAGTCTACGTTTTTCTTGTTAAGTATTGTTTCCATATTAGATAGCGCAAGCGCCTCCTTCACAAACCATTTCTTTTTCTGTATCGCCATCTCCGTCTGGCGTATTGGCATAATAAAAGTTTTTAAGACCGTACTTGTATCCATAAATTTGGTCTTTTACCAGCTCACTAAGAGGTATGTTACCATCTTCATAGTGATTATAGTTATAGTATAGATTAGTGCTCATGCTCATGTCCACAAACTTCTGGATTACCGCAGCTAAATGTATTACGCATTCGTTTCCTTCTATTTCCCAAGCCTTTGTGTAGAAGTTTTTTCTTGAAGAATAGTTCGGCACTAATTGCTTTAGAACACCGTTCTTTGCTTTTTTGTAAGACAGTAAATCTCTGACTGGCTCAATACCGTTAGTGCTATTCTGTATGACACTAGAGGATTCGCATGGCATGACGGCGCTTAGGGTTGAGTGTCTAAGACCAAACTCTTTAACTCTTGATCTTAATTCTTCCCAGTCCATATTGTAGCATGGTTTTACCAGTTTGTCAACTTCTTTTTTATACCAATCTATAGGAAGTTTTCCCTTTGAGTATTTAGTTTCCGAAAACTTTTCACACGCCCCTAGCTTCTCAGCTAGCTTACACGACTCATTAATCAAGTTCCACTGTATTTTTTCCATAAGTTCATGGACTAGCTTGAGAGCCTCTGGGTCTTCGTACTTCAATTTATTCTTAGCTAGAAAGCCAGCTAAATTAGTAATTCCTATTCCTAAAGATCTTCTATTCTTTGTGAAGTTTTCTCCGGCCTTAACTGGGTAGTCTTGATAATCAATCACTGATTCTAATGCATTGACTGCGACAAAGCACGCTGATTGAATATCGCTATCATTGTTAAGCTCTAAAAGGTTCAAAGCAGAGAGTATGCAGATCCCTATTTCGCCATCTTCGTCATCAATCGAAGAGATAGGCTCTGTTGGGTGTATGATTTCTTGACAAAGATTTGACATATAAACTGGCGTGTCCCATGAGCCGTGTTCGTTAGCGTTGTCAATATTCATGCTGTATATTCTTCCAGTCTCAAGACGCTCTCTAGCAAAAACCTCTGCAAGTTTTCTAGCTGGAATCTTCTTTTTCATCTTTATAGATCTTGAGTTTTCGTACTTCACATAAAGCTCTTCAAATTTTTTGTTGTCGCCAAACGATTCGTAGAGACCTGTAGCTTCGTGTGGGCTAAATAGAGTTATATCCTCATTAGCAATGAGTCTCTCGTAGAATAGTTTGCAAAACTGGATTGAATAATCCAACTTCCTTACTCTGTTATCGTCAGTGCCAGCGTTGTTCTTTAAAACAATAACATCTTCTATCTCATAGTGCCAGAAGGGGACATGCACAGTTGCGGAACCTCCCCTAATTCCATTCTGACTTGTTGACTTAACTGCAGATTCAAAGTTTTTAAGATAAGGTATTAAGCCAGTATGTATAACTTCGCCTCCTCTTATGGGAGAATTTATAGGCCTAATTCTGCCTACATTTAAGCCTATGCCAGCCCTTCTGGCGGTATACTTACCGACTGCGTGTATGCTAGAAAATATTGAATCCAAGTCGTCCTCAACGTCAACCAAAACGCAACTAGCAAACTGCTTTATATTAGTTCTCACCCCAGCCATTATTGGTGTAGGCAGGTTTATCTTAAATGTAGAAAAGCAATCATATGCTTTCTTGACACTTCTTAGGTCGTTAAAAAGACACATTGCAATTAATATATATGCCATCTGTGGTGTTTCGTATATTCTTCCGGTAATCCTGTTCTTAACTAGGTATTTATCTACCATTTGTTGCAGACCAGCGTAGGTATATAGATCGTCTCTTTTGTGGTTAATGTAAGATTCTATTTTTTCTATATCTTCATTGCTCCACTTTTCAAGAATGTCGGGGTCATATATACCGCTGTCTACATTGATTTGTATGTGATGTAAAAGACTAGGCTCCTTTGAGCCTTTCCAGACTTCTCTCCTCAATGACATGTTAAGTAATCTGGCCGCCACGTATTGATAATTTGGATTTGACTGCGATATTAGATCGTTGGCTGATTTAATTAGTATCTTATGGATTTCTTCAGTAGTTATGCCGTTTGTAATTGAAAGATTGGCATTCATCTCTATTTCTGACATAGAAACGTTAGTTAACCCCTCAGTTGCCCACTCAACGACCTTGTGTATCTTCTCTACGTTGTAATCTTCTTTGCTGCCGTCTCTTTTTGTTACTTGCATCTTTTATCTTTCTAATAAAAATACCGACCCCGCTAAAAGCGAGGACGGCATCATATATTTAGTCTTTAATAATTTTCAATTTAGTCTTCTCAATGTTTATCTTGGTTAACAATTAATTATAGCCCGCAAACGACATGTTTGCATGACAAAAGATTTAAACTTTTACAATTAGTCTGCTGATTTAGTATTGTCTTTAGCCCATTTGACACCAGCTTCAATTATGATTGCGATAATTGGAACCACCAAAGCGCTTGATGTTCCAAAATCCAATTCGCCAATATTTTCACCCATGTAAGCGAGTGACGCTGCAGCACCAACTAAAATGGCATTTCTGCCCAAGCTGATAAAGTCTGCCCAGTTAAACGAGAATTTTTTTGAGTCGGAATTCATTATACTACCTTTCACTAATTTGATAATTCATAAACACTAATTAGAAATCCGCCATGCTCCTTCGAGTTTATCCTGTAGGGAAAACCTACCATTCTTACGTTTTTGTTATCTGATGTTTTTGCGTTCCTAGAGAATCTCCTGTTCATACTTAAGCAAGACTTAAATTCTTGGAGAAACTCTTCTCTTTCGTCCTCATGTATGTATATCAACCAATCAAACCCCGCTATGTCTGTTAGAGCGAGCCCAGTCAGATCATAAAAGGGTTCGTTAGTCCATATCAAATTACCATCTTTGTCTGTCTCAAAAAGCGCTGTATTTGAGTAGTGCAGTGAGGCTTTAGTTCTCTGCTCAATAACTTTTTGTGATCGCTCTATGCTTTCACAAGTGTCAGACAGCCTGACTACAGCATCCTTCAGGCTCCCTCCGCCATTACAGGTTATTTCCTTCTCAATAATTTCTATTGACTTCACAACTTCTTCGTGCTTATCAATAAACTTCATCGCAGGTCTTAAAACTTTAACCCACACACCGGCCATGAAACTAGCCAAAGTTCCTACCATAGTTATTAAGAAAGTTACATCTTCGACTGACATTATGTTTGTCTTTCGGTGAAGTTTTTATGTCTGTCCCTTATTTCCTCAGATTTTAATCCCATATGATCTATAGTTAAATGTTCCACAAGCCTTCCCATTTCTATCAGACTCACACCATTGTTAAAAAGTATATGACTGATAGCCATGTCTTCGTAAAGCCATTTTTTTGAGGGGTTTGAAGAATCTAATTGGTATTTATCTTCAGACAGCTCATTGGCTAGTATTTTGCAGTTTGTTTTGTCTATTACGTAGCAGTGACCTTGCGCCCATTTTTTTGGAAATATCCCCGTGTAAGGAACCCTGTCTTTACGTTTTACTTTCTTGTAGTGCCATGTCCTGCATGACTCTGGTGGGTTTTCGGGGTCTGTGAATTCATCTTTTACAATATTGTCTGCAATGGTTGTGGCAAAGCTTATCTTGTTTTTCTTTAAGTCTTTTACTTTTGAAAGCAAGGCATCAAAGCTTGGTATGTATATGTCACTGTCAAGTTTTATAAGATAATCAAAGTCATTTTTTAATGCAAACTTTATTGTTTCGTGTGTTTTTTGCAAAAGGTTTTTGTAAGACTCTCTGCATGGTAGGTATAGATTTCTACCTTTTTGTGTAATACCTTTTGGCTGTCCGTATATATACCTTATGTCACACTCTTCTGGGTTTTCCTTGGGTAAGCAGGTTTCTTCAAGAGCCCGTATTCTGTCTTCGTGTTTTGGGCAGGAAAATATAGCAAATAGAAACATAAAAAACCAAAAAAAAGGCGGAGTGCTCCCGAGGGAGCAAACCGCGTGAGAAAAAAATAGATATTAAGAAGAACCGTCAAGCTCTTCGTATGCATCTTTAGCTTTGTAATCATCAGTTTGTGGGCCACCTGCTCCACCGAAGTGGTAAACAAGTTCGCCGGGAACTGATCTGGTTGACTTAATTTCAGAAGCAACCGCTGCAGATCCATCTGTTGGGTTAATAAAAGTAAGAGCGTCGCCAGCAGTTGCCCACTTTGTGAAGCCCGGAGTAATCTCTGTGCTTGGTCGAGCCAATACGTTGATGTCGCCAGATGCGTGAGGGTTAGAGCCAAGTCTATCACTAATCTTAACAACTTCTGTTCCTGCGGCTGGTGCGCCACCATTTGCTCCTTGGCGAAGATTGTCTACCGTTACGCCACTTAGCTTTTTGGTAACGTTTCCACCCTGAACAACCCAAGTTGTTCCGTGAGTAACGTGGTCATTAGAATTGTAGGCAAAGGTGCCTTCTGAGTAAGCCTTTGTTACGCCAACTCTGTCTGTTGTAGAACCAGTGTTAGCGGTAAGTTCGATGACCTTACCTCCAACTGTTTCGTCCTTAGTATCAGAGCGAAGAGCGTTAACTTCTACTTGATTCTTGATTGGGCCAACGCCAGTGTCGATATTGCCACCGTTGACAACTGTACCACCTTCGACCTGAGCGTCTTTGGCAGCCTTTGCGTGTGCGTAAGTAGTCGCACTTGTTGCGGATTTAAAAGCCATGATAAGCCTCCTAAAATAAGATTAATTATTAGTAATGTCCGTTCCGGCTAAAAATCCTTGTTTTCCTAAACATATTATACACTTTATTTCATTCTCATCGCAAGTCTAGCGAGAGATTTTTTGATTTTTCTTCTGGTAGTCTCTCTGTTCAAACCAAACTTTTCAGCTATTTCTTTTACAGAAAGCCCTGAAAGCTTATCCCTAACCATTTGTTTATTGGGGAGTAAGTCTATCTCTTCTTCTAGCTCTACACTAAAGCTATAGTCTTTCCTGTCGTGGATATTTGAGTGTACAGGGCCAAAGTCTGAATTTTTTTGCTTGAACTTTAACTCCCTCAAGCACTCTATCTGAACCCCCTTGTAAAGGTAGGTCAAAAATAACGTTCCAAATTTTGGGTTGTAGTGCTGGTGAGCTTTCCACATAGCGTTAACATGACAGGTCTGTATTTCATCTAAGGAAAGCTGTTTTGAAAAAGACATGGAAGCCTTGTTCATAATCCTAACTAAATCCTCGTCCCTCATATCTCTTTCAATCTTCTCGTTTAAAGTCAACTCCATAATCATCTCCTATAGTATTTTCAATTTCTTCTCTAACGTTTTTAAAATCAAACATTCTGCCAACACCAATAAAGAATCTATATCGGCTGCAGATTTTCAAAATCTCCACTCCATTAATTTCGTTTAGTGTTTCTTTAATGGATGGTGTAATGTCAAAATTTGTATGTCCTATCCAGCAGTCAAAACTACTCATTAAAGCTATTTCGTTTGACAGATCTTCTGTCACTGGAACTGGTAATATAAAGCTATCTGATACTTGGTGCTCGTCGTATTCTTCTTGAGTGTAATATTCAGCAGGCTCTTCTTGTAATTCTTCGGGCTGTAGGTTTTCAGCAACACTTTTCATGATTTTCTGAAAATGTGGTGAGGATAACTGATTTTCTATAAGGTCTTCATATTTTTGCCAGCCTATTGTTCTGGTTTTTCTCATGGCACGCTCCAAAATTAAAGTACGTCTTTTGGTTTAATACACGGCTCCTCTTTTTTATCCTTATTTCCTGTGCTATTCTTTGTTAGCTGTAAAATCTGAAGTATGTTTAGCATCTTTAGTAGCTCTTCAGACTTTCCTCCCTCCATCATTCCTTCCTTAACCAGCTCCAGAGTGGGCGTAAAATAAACTGATCCGGATATTCCGGCTAAGAGTATGGTAAGATTCTCAATAGATTCTGGCGTAAAATCTGGAACAGAAATATCTACTTTTGGCTCACCTTCATCTACAAAGTATATTAACTGCGCGCCAAATGGGTGTTCCTCTTCAGCTTCTTCGACTACTTCAGGATCAAGTTGTGAGACCTCTTCCTTTTTTTTAAAAAAATTAAACATTTGATAGTATCTTTTCTGCTGAATTATCCCAACTGAATTTTAAAGCGGTCTCTACCCCTTGCTCGTTGACATTAAGAGAGCCTTCAGTGTTTAGTTTGTGGACTGCTCTCATGTGCTCTACTATCTGGTCTATCTGGTTTTCTCCAATGCTGGCCCAAGAGCCTTGCTTTCCATCAAACCATTTTCCATCATATGCTTTTTCTATCTTATCTATCGACACTAGGCGTGAGTTTTCTTTAGTGCAAAACTCTTTGTGCGCAGAATAATCTGTAATTATCAGGTGTTTTCCGCAGGCAAGAAGCTCTAACGCTTCTAAATTCCAGCCTTCAGCTCTAGCTGGGAATATACCGCAGTCAACTTGAGACATAATATTATACACTTCTTGAGAAGTTTGTACTCTATTAACAAGCCTTATTTTGTCTCTCAGGTTGGAGCTCATGTAGATATTTTGCCACTGTCTAGTCTCTTTGTCTGTACAAAACGGATTGTCGCACATCATCCATAGTTCTACGTTATCATCTTTTGTGAAGGCTTTATTGAAGCATTTCGCAATAACGTCGTGACCTTTTCTGACTTCCCACTTACCGCAGTTAAAGAATATTGTAGCATCTTTTTTCTGTTTGTCAACCCTTTTAAATGTTTTATTATCAACACCAAGCGGGATTACATTTACATGCTCAGGAGATATGTCTATTTCGTCTAGTATAACTGACTTAGCCCATTCAGAGCATACAAATATTTTGTCTAAATACGAAAGGTGGTGCTTCTCGACATCCTTAAACTTGTCCAGCTCAAACACAGGAAACCCAATCTTCTGTCCGTTCCCTACAAACTGAGACATGTCATGTTGATGCCAAAGTCTTACGCAGGGAGCGTCCCAATCTGGCAACGCAGCATTGTTTACCTGTTGCTGTATTACCGCCACATCTTCCCTGCTAGTAAGCTGAGGTTCAGATATAGGCCATAAAGAAACTTTAGTTTTAGTGTGCAGGGCTTTGCATATATTTAATCCTGCTACCCCGTACCCCAAAGAGTTGATTGGTGCTATTAGGTTAATCATTTACTTCTCCTCATTTTTGGTTTTCCAAAAAGTAGTTAAGGTCTTCTGGCGTGCCAAGACCCCACATATTTTCTATATTAAACACCTTCACCTTTTTGCCATCTTGGATTGCCTCGTTAAAAACTGGGCACACATAAAATTCATTATTCACTCTTTTGTTTGCTTCGATCATCTGCTCTGCATATTTAACGTAGTCACTACCCTTAGACCAGTAATATATACCAACTGTAGCGATGTCGCTGATAGGATTCTTCTCTTGGACTTCGGAAACAAACCCGTCGGCATTTAATTTAGCGTAACTCCACTTTGGGTGGTTTGATTTAAAGGTTAAGATTCCGGCGTCTATGTTGTCTCCGACCATTGAATACATGAATTCATTTGAGTCCCACTCTACAAACTGGTCTGAGTTTGCCATAAGCAAAGGCTCGTCGTTATCAATGTACTCTTTCGCTAGTAACGTTGTGCAGGCAGCGCCCTCGGTAACACCTTCTACCTGTATGATGTCACAATCTGCAGATATATTGTTTAAAACTGTCTTCAAATTATACTTATCGTAGTGAGACTTTTGTACAACAAAAATGTGTTTAGCATCAACATTTATATTCTCAACGACCACCTGAATCATCGGTTTGCCGTTGACTTCAATTAAGGGCTTCGGGAAGGTGTAACCCGCCTTTTCAAAGCGGGAACCTGCACCAGCCATCGGAATAAGCACGTTCATCTTTCCTCCTTGCCACTTGGGTTTAGTTTCCTCTTCCGTTCTGTCTAGTTTCTTAATTTTTCTGACGATATCTTCTAGTATAACATCGCTTGAGTTCTTTACTGGAAACAGGTGCGCTCCTGAATCAATGGCTGACTTTCTTCCGATGTGTGAGTCTTCAATAACCAACGTCTCTTTTGGGGAAGTGCCTGCCCGCACCATGCATCTGAGGTATATTTCAGGGCTTGGCTTAGGGTTATCCACATCTTCATTAGAAAAGATCTCGTCCACAAACTCCAAAATACCCCTTCTAAGAAGCATCATCTTAATGGTGTGCTTCACGGAGTTGGAACCAACATATATTTTGTAACCCGACTTCTTAAGCTCAGAGAGAACGTGAGCCATCCTATAGTCAGTGGTCATCTTGTTTATTATATCTACTGTTTTTTCCTGTTTCTTTTCCCAAGTCTCGTTGTATTTTTCTGGAGGAAAGCCTTTATTTTCAGTTAGCAGTTCAAGCTTTGTTTTTGTGGGGCGTCCATCGTATGTAGATAAGTGTTCCTCTCTATCAATTACGTATTGAGGATCAATCTCATTAAGCGCTAAATTAAAAGCTTCATAATGAAGGTCTCTAGCGTCCACAAGAACACCGTCTAAGTCAAAAACAATTAACTTTATCATATTTACTTCTCGCAAATTCTTTTGTAAACTTCTGCAATGTTAATATAAAAAGGACTGTGGCCTCCTGTAGGGCGGTCTGATTTTATATACTCTACTTTACATTTTGGAAAAACATGTTCAACTAAAGATTTGGTAAATGAGAAGTGTCCGTCTGGAACGCCAGTATCAAGTATTATAACATTTTTCAAGTTTCTAGCAAAAAGTATGTTCATTGAACTAGCTCCGTCAGGGATCAACAAGGTTTCAACGTTGGATAAAATGGATATTTTTTCCTTGATGCTTTTGTTAGCCATATATACCGTGTTAAAACCCACGGTGCTTATTTTATCTGTAAATTCTTTCTCGTTCTTTGCGAACCGCTGATTCCCAGTTTGGTTGTTGTTGTTTTGTATATCCTCAACATCATTGTTTCTAGAAATATAAGCCCTTGTTGTGCCTGACTCTTTTGAGCTACGATCTTTGCATATTTGGTTAAAGGACTTTAATGCGTTGAGGGTATATTCTGTGCAAGCCATGTTCTCCTCATACCCACAAAAACTCAGAGACTTTACGTTATAGCAGGTCTCAAACTCTGAAACCACTATAAAATCCTTTGGTATATCTAACAAACTGCAAATATCAAAAAAGAACTTGTTTCCAGATAAGGGACTACAGATCAGCTTCATCCCGAGAATATTTTTTCTGTAGTTCATCAGTTTTGGAAGCAACTCTGTAATAAAATGCTGAAAATTGCCACTCCACTGGTTTGTGTGAGCAAGAAATACTTCGTCAAGATATTCTGCCTTCAACGCGCTCCCCATTGAGGGTGTGTAGGTGTTAGCCCGAACTGAATCGAAGCGACTGATAAAAAAACACTCTTTTAATAAATGTCCTTCGTGATCAAAGGCCGCCACTATTTGATCGCCCAACCAAGGGCTTTTGATATTCGTGTGTTCTCCCTGACGGCGTGGCATGAAATCTTCGCTACTACACAGTACCTTGGCGTTTTTTTCTGTCAATATTTTCATATTTATGGCCTTGAATATTCAGTTGGAGAGTAAAGAGTTATCATACTAGGGTTTATGTAAATTTTATTCCCACCTTTCCTTATTTGCTCATTAAATGAAACGTGTTCACAGGCAACCTCTTCGGTCTTTGTAAACGGTCTGTATTCACAGCGTAAACAGTCTTCCATTCTGTATATACCTAACCCAGAAAACACAGAGTCAACCAAAACTGGCAGTTCACCTTTCTCAAGCTGTAGGAATTCATGAATTGCATACCCTTTAAATTTTTTCTGCCCTACTTCTCTAAAAGCCCAAGTATCATAAAATATTCTTTTAACCTTGGAGGGAAGCGCAACACCTCCTTTGATTACCTCTTCCTGTTTAAATAGCAATCCATTTGCACCCATTCCCGACCAGTCTTTGAAAGAAAAGCAGCTAAGCAATCCTTCGTAAGACCAGCCCCCATCTAAATCCATATCAACCATTATAACATAGTCAAAATCTTTGTACTCATGTAGTTCGTCTAGATATACGTTCCTTAGTGTTGACATGAGAGACATTCTGCCGAAACTCATACCGCTTACACTGTCCTTGTTGTTATACTTTGTTTTATCTCTAATGGTAGGGTTTATTATCTTAACGCCAGTTGATTCATTTTGATACTTATTCAAAATCATGGGGGTTGAATCAGAGGAGTCGTTTTCTACTATTATTACCTTAGATTTTCTAAAGAACGATCTTGTTCTTTCTATCCTAGCTATCGTAGATGGTAATGCATTTTCTATATCTCTACACAGCCCACATATCACAACATTAAGCATTGCGCACCTGTCATAACCTTTGATTACATGC